TATCCGGTCGTACCTACAGACGACGTGAGCGTTGGCGTGTTTGTCGATGCGTTCCAACTGCCTTGAAAGGCCACGCCACCGGTTGAGGTTGAGGCTGGGGAACTGTTTCCGCCCAGACAATTCGGATGATTTGAGAGCATGTTAGGACTGGAGTGCCGACGAAAAGATCACAGCGTCTGCGGTGGCGGTTGAGATGCGGATGAACTTGGAGGCGTTGAACTGCGAGACCGCCCAAGTGAATGACCCGCCTGCATAGAGGATGTGGCCCACGGAACCAGTAGGGTCGGTCCCATCCCAACGGACCCGCACCGCGTTGGTCTGGACATCGAAGGTGACGTAGTTGACCCCATCGACGGCAGGGGATGCGGTGTAGCCGACGGGGGCCACCGCAGCGGTAGACACTGTGAGGGCTTGGCTAGCGACGGGAGAGCCCGCGAGCATGGCTCGATAGGGGTATGCGACGTTGGCAGTGGAGAAGCTCATATTAGTAGGCGGGTCGGGAGGTTAAGTGGCTTTGGACCTTCATCGGGGAGATGGAGTTCATCTGGCGTTCGATCACGTCAAACTGGTCCCCCATCTTGATCTCTGCAATACCGTAAGCGGCTTGGGCCTTGTCCATCTGCCCATCAGCGACCAGCCAATCGCCGTAGGCTTGATAGGTGCAGTATTGCAAAAAGACGTCGTAGAAGGGGATGACCTCCCAGCTGGCTGGGGTGGTGGTTGGACTCTGACCAGCGGTCGTAGCCACGACGCACTTGTAGAAATCCCCGTAGCCTGCGGTGTTGGTGAAGTAGATCTGCTGATCGACAGTGTAGGTGCTCGTCGCGCTGTAGGTGTCGCCCGTGAACAGCGGGGTGGTCTTGCGGTAGTAGATGTAAACCGGGTTGCTGGGCGGGGCACCGTAGAGATTGTTCTGGGCAACGCCGTTGTTGTATACGACATACTGATACGGCGTCCCATTGATGATCTGAATGCCTTGCGGCAGAAGATTGTAGCCGAACTGAGAGGGAAAATTGCTGGCGAAGGGGGAGCAAGGCCAGACGTTGAAGACGACGTCGATGGCATATTCTCCCGTCTGATCCCACTCCAGAATGAGGTCCTGCACCGGGGTGTTGCTGGTCTGTTGCACCAATGCACCCCAGAAATATGCACCCTTGGTGACATCTCCGTTGTAGGAGAGGGTGGAGCCGTCTGACGAGAGTTGCAGCGTGACCGATCCGCTAGAGGTGGCGGCAACATTGGCGGTGAAGGTCGCTTGGCAAAGCCAGAAACCATTGGGCTGCTGGGCAATCGTGGTCGTCGTGAAGTTGGACGTAGTCCCTACCACGCCGGTCGTGGTGTTGAAGAACGCCGTGTAGTTGGTGACACCATCATTGACCAACAGGTATTGGAATGACCGACCATTGGGTCGGGCGTAGAACGAGACCGTATAACTGGTTGACGGGAAAAAGTTCGTGACCGTCTGGACGACCCTATGGGCAGAGGAATATGCCGCTGTCTCCATCACCTTGGTAGCCGTGACCGTCCCATCGGCAGGGTTGGCAATGTTGTTGGCTGTGGCCGTCACTGCCGTGGCTACCCACACCGCCGACTTGGCCTGATTGTTGGGGTAGGTCAGTCGGTTCCCCAAGAACCGTGCCTCGCCATAGGGGCAGACCTCCATCCACTGCCCGTCACCCCACATCTTCGACACTGCGGAATTGAATGCCGCGTTGGCGGTCGCTGCAATCTCGGTCGTGAGGCGAGACGTGGGTATGCCCACCAACGAAGACCAGTTCGTCAGGAACGTGGAGTAGTGGCTGACGAGGCGGGCCATGAGATTACCTCATCCCCATGGGGCGTGAGGGGTTGAACAGGTCCATCAGGGAGACGACCTTCTTTTTCTTCTTCTTGGGGTACTCTTCTTCGCCTTCGGCCATCTCCTCTTCGCCTTCGCCCTCGGCCATCTCCTCTTCACCTTCGGCCATGTCCTCTTCGCCTTCGCCCTCGGCCATCTCCTCTTCTCCCTTGGCCCCGGACTTAGCTTTTTGACGTTCCATCATTACGCTAGACCATTCTTTGATCTCTCCCTTGAGGCTCTTGATTTCATCTTCATCGGTCGCTTCGGCCATCTGGTCATGGAGATATTTAAGATGCTCCATACCAGTATCAAAACCTTTGTTGGATGCGGGTTTCTTGGCAGAGATGGCTATGATCGTCATAGGCATCTTGTTCTTAGTTTTCGTGTCCATGATAGTTATACAGGTTTGCCGTTGATGAACGTCTTGCCGTGGCGGAAATCGCCTTTGCGACGGGGGCGATAGCCCGGGGCGCAAAGCTCTGGGTTGTCCTTGAGGAGGTCGTCGATCCAGTTCTCTTCATGGCCTCGCTCAGCGAAGCAGCGGAAGTACAGGCGAGGGTCCATGCTGGTGATCTTTTGGCCGAGGGTGTCGATCTGCGTCGAGCCTACCTGCCTCATTACCCGTGCCAGTTTCTCTTGCCGCAGTTGTGCAGCAACTTTCTCCGCAGGCACCCGCCCACGAATTTCGGCTTCAAACTCATCCAAGAAGGATTGAGGAAGGCCAGTGATAAGGTCTCCACTTCCGGTGGCTTCGTAAGACATAAAAAGGGTGGGGCACATGGCTAGGCCATGTGCCCCTGACACTCAACTCCCGATTACGGGAGGAGAGCGGTATTGGTCAGGTTCAGGTAGATGTCCAACTGACCTGCCGTGAGTGCGGCAGGACCGCCCGTGCCCGCAGCCGTGAAGGTCGCGACAAGGTTGACGGAAGCCGTACCCGTGGTGTTCGTCAGGATCGGAGTGCCTACCGTCTGGTTCAAGAACGCCGCCGTCAGGATAGACGTAGACGAGGTGAGCGCAGCGGTAGACGAGGTGGTGCCAACGATGATGCTCGCAACGGTGATGCCCGCGAAGGCCGTCGAGATGTTGACACCAGCCTTGTCGATGTACCACTTGGCCGGGGTCGCGCCCAACGTCATGGTGACGATGTCGCTAGTCCCAGTGCCATAGAGGATGTCGGTTGAAAGCACGCGGAAGCGTGCATTGAAGCCGGTCGCTGCAACCTCTTGTTCAGAGAGTGGGGTGACGCGGGTGGGTGAGATCGTAATTGCTGTAGTAGCCATGGTATGTGTTCTCCTTTATGTTAAGGGTTAGCTAGATCCGGCGAATTTGCCGAGACCGCGTGGATTCTTACACAACAGCAAGAGAGCCGATTGGACGAGACCGCGACGGCCACCGCCTTGGTTCTCAAGCTCCATCGAGTCGACGCCGAGCATCGTGCCGATGCCGACCAGCTGTGGGTCGATGACGTAGCCACGGGCCATCTGCTGAGGCGTCGTGGTCGTGACCGCCGAGCCATCCAGAAGACCGTTGAACATGTCAGGGATGATCGTCACCGTATGGAACGAGCCCTTGTAGACCGAGACATCGAGGTCGATCTGATTGCTGGAAGCATCTTGCGTGACCTGATAGGTCTTGGTCGTGCCCGACGCACCTTCAACACGCTGGAACGTGTTAATGGCAGTCATCAGATTGGACCGGCGAACAGCGAGTAGGCGCGACGTCCACCGTTTTGGGTGAAGATCGAACGGAACACGCCGTTGAACGTAGCCTCCGTAAGGGATGCCGTCGCCGTGGTGTCGATGTTACCCGCAGGGGTAAGGAACGCCGTGGGGACTGGGTTCACGGTCTGGGCGGTATTTGAAATCCACTTGCCGAGGCCACGGGTCTTGTAGGGCAGGAGGCCGGTGTCGGCCTGCATGTCGTTATCGGAGCCGACAGCGGCTTCGATGGAGCGTTTCAGCTCGCGCATGGCCTTGACCTTGGAGTTCGCAACCTCACCGTCCGTGCCTGCCGGATCGGAGGCTTCTTGGAGGTCCGAGACCATCCAAGGACGCCAGAATTTCTGGATGTAGTTGCCGAACCGAGCGCGGTTGGCGGCCTCGTTGTTGAACGCATTGACGTCTTGGCCTTCCAAGACACCGGCGAAATCAACATTAGCGAGGGTATCGGCCTGCCACGTTTGGAAGGTGTTGGTGACTTTGGTCGTCTTCGCGAACGAAGACGTCTTTGGGCAATCCTCGGGTTCGAGGATGGTGAGGAAGTTCGTGAGAGCTTCGCGATCTCCGGAGACGTTGTATGATGTTGCTAGAGCCATGATGTTTTATCGGGATTTTCTGAGTTGTTCGTGTCGTAAAAGGAGGCTTTGCGCGTCTACCGAATTGATCCCACCCTTAGAGCCCATTTTCGCCATCTCTGCGGCAAGTTTTCCACGCTCCCCATTGGCTGCTGGTTGCCGAGCTGCTGAGGCCGAACCAGAGGATACCATCACCTGATCGCTGGCCGGTTTGCTGGCCGGTGCTTTTGGTTTGGTCTTAGCTGCCGCAGCCGCTGCGTCCTCCGCCAGAGCGCGGAGACCTCGGATCTGTACTCCGAGAATGTACTCCGCTTGAGGCATCGACATGATCGACGCCAGTGCGGGGTTTTTCCGGGCTGCTTCGGCTACCTTGTATTCAGGAGAGCTGGTGTCCGCTAGGAATGGGAACTGGATGTGCGCTTGTCTGGTCGACTCCACCCGGGTGGAAATGAACTGCTCTCTCTTGGGGATGTGATCCTCCAAAGTTGCCCGGGCTTGGCGTCGTTGACTGATGAGATCTGCCTTGGTATAGGAGACATCCCCTATGTTGTGGTAGGTCACATCGCGCTCATCTCCGGTTACTGGATCGACCACGGTGCTTGTATTCCACCGTGCTGGGTCTTCCAGAACTTCTTCCACATATCGAAGGGCATCTTTCGCAGTCTTCTTTAAGTCCGCCAGTGAGGCTAGGTCATTGAATCCTGAGAGAGGTACGTTCGATGCGACCGGAGGTGGGGGTGGTGGCGCAGCCTGTTGGCTGTTGAGCTTGGCCTCCATCTCACTGAGCTTGGCTTTGGTCTCTTCCATCTGCGATTGGATCGCAGAGGTCTTGGCCAATTCCTTACGCAGTCGTCGATTGAAGATCTCCTGTTGTTCGGGAGTGAACGAATGGGTCTGAGAATGAACGGGATCGGCCTCCGGCGTGGGAGTCTCGGGTGCAACCTCAGTCGTCTCGGGTGCTGGAGTCTCTTCCGTGGTGGCTGTTAATTCGGGAGCCTGCTCGGCCCTCGCTGTCGGAGTTTCTGACGGGTTAGTGGAAGTATCTTCCGAAGCTTGGCGGGCTGGCTGTGATGAAGATGGTTTGCTGGCCGAGGCCAACATCATCATCGCTGCCGCACCCGTTGAGATATTTTCCGACCCTGACTTTGGCGCATCACCTGTTGGAGCTGGTGAAGAAGCTGGAGTATTTTCTGACGACATGTTTTTTCCGTAAACAAGAGACGTTATCTAACATCCTGACGCATGGCTGGAGTGCCAAGAACCATAGCCAAGTTCTAAAACTGGTTTTAGGTCAACAACAAAATTACAAAGCCGCTTCTTCAGCTGCACGATTCAATGCTTCCTGATACAGGGATAGGATTGATTCGTAGCTGGCGATCTCTCCGATGCAGGCCAGTGTGGCCCGCTCATTGACGATCACATTGCCATTGCAAAGATTAGACACCGCAGCCTCACGCATGGCCCGGACCTCTGCCATAAACTCGGTGAAGCGGGAATCCTTGGCCAGCCCGAGGAGGGCGTTCTGCAATCGCTTCTGGGCCTTGACCGAGTCTTGCATAAGCATGTTAGACAGCTCCCATGCGCCCTATCTTGGCGTTGTTCTGCTGAACTTTTTGAAATTCCGCCTGCTTCATCAGCTTCTCGATGCGCTTGCCAAAAGGGTCTTGCGGGTTCTGCATCTTGGCCTGAACGGTCGGATCTCCTTGGAGGTAATTCTGGATGACTGACAGGGCCAGATCGGGTGGGGTGCCGGGGGCCAAGTCTTGGTCGATGCCCGAGTACACCTTGGTCAGCATGTCCTGCACGTCGCCCGATGCCCGCTGCTGGCCTACCTCTTTGGGGTCCAAGATCATCTCCGCGATGGTCGGGTCGATGGCGTTGACCATGACTTGCAGCCATTCAGAGTAGTTGACCATCCCCTCACGATCCCCCGTGGCTACGATCTTGGCGATCTGCTCCAGCTTGGCGAAGGTCTGATCGGGGCTCATGCTGTCGACCGAGAACCGCAGCACGAAGTCGAACTGCTCGTCCTCCTCGCCCTTGCGAAACTCCACGGGGTCTACCTGCTTGAGGCCCACCACCCGGTAGTAGGTCTCCTCTTTGCCGAACTGCTTAAAGAGCTGCCAGCATTGGAGGTAGACCTTGTTCCATCCGATGAGGAACTCGTCGGCCTCGTCCTGCGTAATCAGGGGGGTGTAGGTCGGATCGCTTGAACTGGTGGCAAAGCCCAAGTACCCGTTGAAGTCGGACTTCAGCTCCTTGTAACTGGCCTCGGTGCTGGGTGAGTAGGATGGGGTGGTGCCAAAGTGATACTCCCCGGGCCGACGCTCGGCGATGCGTGCCCCTGCACCCCACCGCAGAGGTGGACGCCCTTGAGGGTACATCAAGGGGGGCATGATCTGCATGCTGGCGTTGTCGATCAGCGAGTCCTTGTGGACCTTGATCTGCTGCTGCAACGGTTTGCCCGGTTCAGGGATGCCTCGGGAGTCATGCAGCTTGCGAGACAGGTGTTCCCGACGGAAGATGGTGAAGGGGTACTGGCCGTGGGCGTAGCCTAGAAGCCCGGTCTTGGCGTAGCCCTCATGGCTCCCGTCGGGACCCATCTTGGGGTTGAAGACGGTCAGGTAAATACCAGCATTACCGTCTTCGTCGGACAGCCGTTGATAGGCAAACACCACCCCGATGAGATTGGTGAACTGACTGCTCTGAAAGGTGAACGAGCGGCCCATCGGCTGGTTGTACTCGTTCTGGGTGTTGGTGATTAGCTGACCACGGCAGGTGGTGATGGCGGCCTCGACCCATGCCTCGTCCCAGTTGGACGTGTTGACAAACCCCCGCAGCTGTTCGGCGGTGTAATACTCCACCCTGAACATGGCCGAGCAGTTCTCCGGGTCGGTGGACTCGGCAGGGATGAACAGGTTCTGGTTGAGGTTGAATGCCCGCAGCACTGGCCGGGACTTCTTGCGTCCGAGGGTGGGGACGGTGGTGGTCTGTGACTTGCGAAGCTCGGTCAACATCTTCTTGGCCTTGGCGCGAGAGCACTCGTACAGCCCTACGAAGATCTCGACCAGCTGGTCCTCTCCCTCGGTAGAGTACAGGGCGGTGGTCAGGTCGGCCTCGGGGGACTGGGCCTGAAGCTGCTCCAGTGTGACGGTGGTGAGGATCTTCTCCTGAGTCTCCTCCCAGAATGTACCCATGGCACCAATACCCTGTTCTTGGATGAAGTTGGCCAGCAGCTTGACCTCGCGAGAGACCTCGGGGATCTGGGTCTGGACCATCCAGCGCATGAAGTTGGCCACCGTCTTGGCCCGCTTGATGTCGTTGCCTTCGACCGGTGTAGCCGAGATGCCCGCCCGTCGAAAGGCCATGGACAGCATGGCCACCTTCTTGAGGATGGCCTCGTCGGTCAGGAAGACTTGCAGGTCCGAGGCTCCGTCCCACGGAGTGGGGTCGATCTTAGATCCCTCACGGGCGTGCTTCTTACCGTCGGCACTTTGACCCGACCACAGTGCGTAGCGTGTATTGAAATTCTCCTCACACTGGTCGAAGAAACCCTGAAGGTTGGCCAGTGTGTTGCTAAAGGTCTTGGACAACAGAGCGTGGTCCGGCCCGTCGTTGCCGACGGGGGCGAGTTGCAGACCGGCATCGGTCTGGCCATTGGTGGTGCCCGAGAATGAACTCATGCGTTTTTAGCAGGGAGGTTGCGGATCGCGCAAAATGCAAGTCTAATAAACGCCCGTCCGGTTGCGGTCCTCGGTGACGGGTGCAACATACTCGCAGCCCCCCTTCCGCAGATAGCGAAGACAATCGACAAAGTCCTTGGTATGCTCCTTGCCCCCCAGCTTGCCCGTGTACTCCTGCATGGCGTAGATAAAATTCTCGCAGCGGTCCGACACATACAGATGAGGGGAGTTAAGGCTGTCGATGGGCTTCTTGGTGTCATAGGCCAGCAGGTTGGTGATGAGCTGGATGCCGTCCTCGATCTCACCCTTGTCCGACTCGGAGGAGGCGGCAGGTGCGGGGATCATGCTCAGTCCGCAGTCGTCGAGGTCGGAGATGATGGTGGTGGCCCCACGGTCCTTGGTCTGACGCTCGGCTGCTCCCATGCGTGGGTCGATGAACCGTTCAAAGATCTTCTCCGACCCCTCGGCATCCTTGATGAGACTGACGTAGCCCTTGATGTCCAAGCCGACCCCCTTCTGAGCCGGACCCTCCTTGTCCCCGGGCAGTGCCCAGTCCCCGTAGCTGACGTCGGGCCACTCGCGGTAGACCCACCATGTCCCCCGCACGTCGATGGCCACCCACAGCATGCACCAGTTCTTGGACCCGCCCAAGTCGACGGCCATGTAGCGGGTCACGGGGTAGGGGATCTCACCACCCTTGGCGTTCAGCTTGGGCTTCATCCATGGCAGGTCTTCATGGGCGACCACGTTGACGTCCCGACTGAAGAGGGGGAACGCAGTGCTGACCGACTTGGTGGGTACGCCGTAGGCGCGGGCGAGAATGACCTCACGACTCTCGGAGCCGTACAGCTTCATAAACTCGGCACTGTCGGTGAAGGGGTTGTCCTCTGTCCAAGCGTAGTGAATACAGCAAGACCCGACTGACAGGCTCTCCTGCATGATCGGCAGGTTGGCCATGATCTTGGGGTGATTGCAGAAGCGGGTCTTGAGGGTGCGGGTCTTGGCGAGGATCTTTTCGATGGTCTCGTTCCAGCCGTCGACGACCGTGTAGGTCAGCAGCATCCGACCGTGGTAAGTACCCAGCCGCCCCATGCGGATAGTCTCAAACAGGTCGTAGGGGATTTTCTCATCGGCCCAGACGAAGTGGGCCTTGATGCCTTCGATGATCTGGCTGTTCTGGGCGAACTGGGCGAAGTTGTAGAACTTTATCGACCCACCCCTTCGATACCCTTTGGACGGTGGCAAAATCGCAATGGAGTCGGTGAAGCCGTTCTTCTGTGAGTATTGAAGACTGTGATACGTCCCCTTCTTGGTGGACAGATTGCGGAGATTCTCCGGCAGGGACTCGTAGACGAAGCGTTGTTGGTCGTCGATGGATCGCCGGTCAGAGATGTGGAACCCGTACACCTCCGCCTCGGGGATGGTCGATGCGGCCCAGACTGCCATGCGTGCGCCGAACGTGGTCTTGCTTGACTGGTTGCCTCCAAGTAAAATGTGTACGTTGTACTTACAGAAGTTATCCATCACCTGATCCCAGACCGGTGGTGCCCATCCCCAGCCTACCGGATTCTCCTGCATCTTGGTCTCCACCATCTGGCGGTGGGAGGCGTACTGCCTAAGCTCTGCATCGGACATCGCGGCCAGTTGCTCGGGCTTTAGCGGGGGGACCCATGGTACGCCAAACCGGGGCTGGAACTTGTCGGCGAAATGAATGTTGGGTGCCATCTGAATATCTGATTGACAATGTTGCAAAATGCACCATTGTCAAGATCCGTAATGGGCAAGCCTCCAAAACTAAAACAGATCAGGATAGCCAAAGACGTGGAGCCTTTGCTGCTTGCCGCCATGGTGGAAAGCTCCCGTTCCGCACCCGCCGAAGTCAATCATGTCCTCCGTAAAAACTATCTTGCCCGACGCCTCCGTCTACGAGCGCGTTGAAGAGCTGGGGCTGCCGTTCGACGGCCAGACCTTCCCCTCTGCGCTCTCGCCGGTCTTTGATCAACTGGTCTCCAAGGTGGGGGCCAAGGTGGTGATTGAGGTCGGCTCGCACAAGGGCGGGTCGGCGGTGCGTTGGGCCGAGGCCATGGGGCTGGAGGGCAAGTTGTATTGCGTGGACACTTGGCTGGAGTCCGCCGAGGCCGTCCTCAACAACGCCAAGCTCTACACCGTGATCCGCCAGAACGGGCACCCCATGACCTACTGGCAGTTCTTGGTGAACATGAAGTCCCGTGGCCTGCAAGAACGGGTGGTGCCCATCGTCAACACCTCCGCCGAAGGGGCCATCTTGTTGAAGGCTGCGGAGGTGGTGGCTGACATCATTTACATCGACGCCTCCCATACCTTTCGTGCCGCCCATCAGGACATCTGCGACTACTGGCCCTTGCTCCGCAAAGGTGGGGTGATGCTGGTCGATGACCTGACAACCTATCCCGACGTGTACGCGGCCATGCTGCGGTTCGTCGCCGAGCAGGGTCTGTGGGGCAGCTTTGAAAGCCTCGACAATAACACCTTCGGTCTGCTGACCAAACCTCTATGAGCCACACCATCCAAGCCCGCTCCCTCCCGATCATCGGTCGTCAGGTCGTAGACCTGCCACTGCACGCCAAGCTGCTGGACGTCCATCTGGACATCCGCCATAACAACTGCCTCCTGTGGACCTTGGAGGACAAGGAGCGTGGGGGGGAGAAGGTGGAGCACATCATGCTGACCATGGA